ACACGACGCTCTTCCGATCTGAAACCATTAACACATGGTTAGAGGAGAGCACCAACGATAAAGATTTCGGCGGCGCTAACCTCGATCAAAACGTCGCGCTAGGCAGAAAGGCACTCGAAGCTTATGGAGACGACGGCTTGAAAAAGCTGATGGTCGAAACTGGCGTAGGTAATAATCTGTCGATGCTCAAATTCATGGCCAAAGTCGGGGCAACAGTTGCCGACGACGATGTGCCGGGGGATGGGCAAAACCCGCAGTCAAACATGAACGAAGCGGGAGACGAAGAAACACTGTACGGCGCAACGACACCGTCAAAACGCGTTTGATACGTAGCGTTAAACTGGACAGTTTTGGTTTTAACTTAGTACAAAGAGGAAAAATAAAATGGCTACAGTTGGTCAAACATTCTTATCTCTCGCGGACGCCTATAAAATGGAGAACGCGACAAAGGATAAGGGCGTTATCATTGAAATGTTAGCGCAATATAACCCTGCTCTTACGGACGCTCATACTGAAGAGTGTAACTCCGGCGAAGAGCACCTAACGTCAATTCGTACGGGCTTACCGGCCCCTACATGGCGTAAGCTATACCAAGGTGTCCAACCCACAAAAGGCGAAGTCGCCCAAGTAAAAGACAGCACTGGTATGGCGGAAGACTGGTCAGAAGTCGACTGTAAACTCGTCGACAAGCAGAAAAACCCCGCACGTTTTCGGATGATCGAAGGCCGCGCCCACCTTGAGGGCATGTCTAATACGGTCGCCGAATATCTGTGGTATGGTGATCAGGCAACGACACCAGAAGCATTTACAGGGCTCGCGCCACGCTTCAACGATTTAAACGCCGGTAGCGGCTCGCAAATCGTAGACGGCGGCGGTACAGGCTCCGACAATATGTCAATCTGGTTTGTTACTTGGGGCCCTGAGCACTGTCACCTTATCTACCCTGAAGGGTCTAAAGGTGGTGTGAACCGCGAAGATAAAGGCAAGCAAACTAAGGAACTCGACAACGGTGGCGGACTATATGACGTGTACCGTGAAAAGTTCACTTGGGACGTAGGTCTGAGTTTACGCGATTATCGTGGGTGCGCACGGGTTGCTAACATCGACGTAAGCGAGCTGACAAACGACGCGTCAGGAAGCAGCGCCGACATTATCGACCTAATGACGGACGCATATTATAAGATTAAGCGTCCGGGTGTAGCGAAAGGTAAAACTTTCATTTACTGCAACCAGAAGGCCCAAATCTACTTCCACAAGCAGGCTAAAAACGCCACTAACGTAGAGCTTTCATTAGCCCAAGTAGCTGGTGAGCCTGTTGTGTCGTTCTTAGGTATTCCGATCCACCGCGACGACAATCTCCTAGAGACTGAAGAACGCGTAGTATAATAACTCAGCGCTAGCGTTGAAACGTTGAGGGTGGGAGCCCTCAACTTAACTCAAGAAAAGGAACGAAAAATGATTTTTGATAAGCAATCTTTGTTCTCGGACGCTCAGGCTATTACTGCTACTGCGGCGTCTACGAACGTGATCGATCTTGGTGCACCGGGTTCTGTGATCAACGGCAACGCCGTTGAACGTGACCTCGGCGCTGGGATGCCGGTTAAGCTTCAGATGCAGGTCGTCGAAGATTTCGACAATCTGACATCGCTCACAGTCGCACTTCAAAACTGCGACGCTGAGGGCTTCGGCTCAGGTGTAGTAACCGTATTGTCAACGACAATCGTGTTGGCTGACCTGATTGAAGGTAAGCACATCCCACCACAGTACATCCCACAAGGCACGAACCTTCGTTACTTGCGGGCACAATATACTGTAACGGGTACAGCACCTACGGCTGGCAAGGTGACAGCAGGCATCGTCTGCGGTCATCAGACCAACTAAAAGGTAAGGAGCGCGCTGCCTAACGGCGGCGCGCCTAACATTAGATTAATCAAGGTTTAGGAGATTAGAACCATGAAAGTTAAAGCAATACGTAAGGGCTACTACAACGGTAAAGTACGCCCAGAGGGTGAAATTTTCGCCATCCGCAGCGAGAAAGATTTCTCTAAAAAGTGGATGAAACCGCTAGGGAAAACCACGGTTAGCGCCGCACCTAAGAAAGCTGAGAAAGGGCCAACGCCGCCAGTTATTGAAGAAGAGCTGGAAGACGAAGAAACAACACCAGAACCGGCACCAGCACCGGCACCGGC